TCTGACGCTGCGTTAGGGATTTTTCTCTGCACGGACGAAGAAGGGAGCACATAGCCATTTGTTACATTTTTAAACTTACGAGATGTAACTTGCTTCTGCTCCCTATGCCCTAAGAAGTCTTCTTTTCTTTGCTCAAACTTTCTTGCCGCCAATTGCCCTGCTTGACCCTTGCCTACCAGTGGCAATAAAATAGCCTGTGCTCCATGTATAAGGAGGTCGTGATACCGTGAATCGATCTCTGGCCAATCATCGTCATTGATTAGCGGAGGCTTTTTAGCAAGTGTTCGCACAACGTATGATACAGCAGCATCGGGAGTAGGGTAAAGCTCCCACCATTGATATGATGGAGAATCTCCCCAATAAGGAGGAATTACTGCCAAGACGTTATCTGCTACGTCTTTAATGGTAACAGTCCCGACAAAGGTTACTGAGTTTGACTGCTGCAAAACGACCCTGCGAATGCCAATCCCATTGTCAACAGCATCAAAACTATTTGACGTAGTGCTACCAGAAGTCCCGTTTAAGGTCACTTCTTCTCGCACATCAACGCCACTCGACATACCATTAATGACTGCTTTGTAGTTACTGCCAGCATCTAGCGTCGAAGAACTAGTTATAGACAACGCCCCTGCACTTGCGGGTTGTTTTTGCACACCAAAATACCCAAAAACATATGCTTCTGTTGGAGTCCCAGAGCTAGATGACCCTGCTCGTTCGCGGTCAAAGTCTTGTGATGTCTTGAGGGCTATCTGCCTATCATTGGTGTTGTCCTCTATATTTAAAACCTGTTGCACATATAGAGGCATACCATACTTACTTACGCCAGATACGGTAGTGAAGCTGTACTCTCGACGCTCAAAGTCCGTGTCTGTCTCTGCAAGTAGCTCGTCGTAAATAAGATTAACGGCTCTTTTAGCCATTGTCTCAAATTCATCACCTGACTCTTCAGAGGCAGCTAAATTAAGATACGATATAATATCTGAAAATTTCACTTAGTAACCGCCCTGCCTACGTTTTTGTGACTGACGAGTGCCACCGCTAGCTTTGGTGCGCTTTTTCTTTTCTGCCGCCCTATCTTTTTTTAACTTCTTACCAAAAGCTTTTGCTTTCTCTGACTCTGGGTCGCTTTCCCCTAAGATCATAATTGCAAATGGTCTATAAGCCGCTTCTACGGAGTGCTTGTAAGGAACAAGCTGCTTCCTCCTCTCCTCTCGACTAACCTTGGCCTGTCGTTGCGCCTTAGGCTGTTGTCTAAAAGTAGATTCAGATCTAGTAGCTTGTTTCTTAGTAGCTTTGTTTGCAGCTTTTTTTAACCTTGGCGCACTTGTAGACGATTTGCTTTTTTTGAACAGGCTATGATACCCCTTCTTAGCCATTCTGTTTGCCCCTTGGCCTACCTCTTTTCTTGGAAATAGGCTCTACATTGGTTTCTTCTAGTATACCATCGGCAACGAGTTTTGCCATACCTTCATCTTCTTCTACATCTGGTGCAGATGAAGATTCTACAATCTGCTCTGTGTGCTCTTGGTCAACTTCTTTCATGTCTACCATAGCTTTTATCTGATCGCCGCTATACTGAGACATCAAAAGTTCTATGGCACCATCTTCAGATAATACAGGACGCTGCCCAGTTTTACCGGATTCGCCATCAAATCGCTCAAACATTGTTTTGAAAACACGATCCATGCTGCTAAGCATACTGCTCTGCTCGTCGTTTTTGCGCTCTTCGTAGGTTTGGTGAAGCTTCATCCTACGTTCTGGCCCATCTGTTATCTTGGCAGAGTCTAGGCGAAACTCCCAACGCTTAAATGTTGGGTATTGAATGCCTAATGCTTCCTCTTCTAGCTCTTGCTGCTCCTCTGAGAGCATACGGCCCGTCTTGGTGTCCATAGCAATTTCACCGTTGGGTGTTCCTATGAAACGAAGGATCACACCATCGTCCTCGTTCATACTGCGAGATTCAGTGGTGTTATCAATGTTATTGCTAAAGATGCTGACATTGTTATGGACTACTGTCTCTTCCAACCACTCGCCATGGTGAATAACATCAGTGACACTGGGGTCTACGCCTTCAAACTTCCTATAAACAACTACGCTTTTATCTGCCTGAGAAAGTGGGATTTCTATCCCGTCCGCTAAATTAACATCGGGCGTTTTGAGACTTTCCTCCATAGCAGCACTTAGGTTGGTATCAAGGGTAATGGACGGCTTGCGATTCATTTTAGATCTCCTTAGAGGGTATATCCACTTATATTCACTTGGCAATCAGAGCTTGACGATGCTATGTTGCCCGAAACTGCTTCCCCTTTTACCCCTAATGCCGATAGTCCATCAAATGAAAATGAAAACCCCTCTACTGAAACGTCAATCTTACTTTCCCAAATTATTGTAGATGCGCTTTTTATGGTAATAATGGAGTCTGCGTCCACATGACCAGAGATAGACGTAACTACGTGGTTGTTATTGGCCGATAGTGCGTGAGTCGCACTAGCACCAGACCCAGTCCCTGCTGCTGTTTCTGACCAAATTGATTGGTTCATAATAGTCTCCTATGCCGCTAGCTTAATGCCAGCATTCTCAATTATTTTCTTCATGCGAAGTTCATACGTGTGCGACTTGCGGCATTTCTCATGCCCAGACTTTGCTATTGCTTCCCGTTCCATTGGGTGATCTAACGCCCACTCGACCTTGTCAATCATTTCTGTTTTTGTAGCATAACCTAAAAAATCTACACCTTCCTCAAACCCTAAGTCATCTATCCCATCTACCGTTGTGTTTGTTAACAAGCAGGTTCCAGAGGAAAGAACCTCAAAGAATCGCATGTTCAAATCATTTTTGATGCTTATGTTGTACCCTACTTTAGATCTTATATATCTAACTGACATGTTTTCAAAGAAACAGTTAGAAGCAAACCAGCTATTTGAAAATCTTGCAAAAAGATGGTCAAGCCACTCTACTCTGCAATTTTTGTCTGCGTCCGAATTGCGTCCAAGAAACCCTACAAAACCTACGTCCCACTCTTTGTCCAAGGTCCACGAACCCAGTATAGATTCCTTGCCGGGGTGAACCATCATCTCACTGCGACTTGGGTGCGCCATGTGGTTACATGCTAAAGGTAACCAAGTTGCTTGAGAAATGCCATCGTCCCGCATTCTTGCCGCACCTTCTTTTTGAGCACAATACACATACTTAAACTGCTTGGCCTTTTCTTTTCTAAACTCATAGCCTAAGTGTGTGTCTATAGCATAATACGCACTGTTCTCTGGAGCTTCCCATTTTAACTCATCACGACCATCGTCGATATGTATGTATAGCTCAGCTTTAGGCAATTCACTCGGAGCACTAAATGGAGTGCTCAGCCGCATTACTTCATCTCCCAACCCAAGCTGGTGCTTGACTGAGTTAAAACAAAGAGTTGGCGTTCCATTGTTTCGTATGTCGCTATTGTATATGAATGCTATCTTTTTCATTCTCTGTTTCTTTAAAAGCATACGATTGCCACTGGTGGGACCAGCAGTCAAACCATGTAGCGAGACCGTGCTTTTTGATCATACTATTCATGGTTCTTTCTTGGTGTATCTCTGAGTCCCAGTAACCTGCAAAAACTCTATTACCAGTTTGCTGGCCTATGTGATGTAGATACGACCCTCGCTCCGCGATAAGTTTGTAGCCATTTTTCATAAGGCGTATAGATAAATCTATATCATCACCTCCCGGCAACCCCTCGTCTAAACCACCCAATGACTTTAATATTTTTGTTTTAGACATCATGCAAAACCCAATCAAGCAAGATGTCTCTATTGTGTCGGGCAAGCTAACCATATGAATACTTTGATTGCCAGCTACAAAATTACTTGACGGACCAACAGCCCCAACTGATGGGTCTTCAAAGTGACGCATCATATTTGGCCAAAAGTTGTTTGACCCCGGTGGAAAAATAACATCATCATTCATCATACAAAAAAACTCAGAATCACTTGAGGTCTTATGTAACCCTATGTTTATTGCACCCATCCACTTCATGTTTAGCCCCGGCTGTACGACCTCTACCCTGTCACTGATGCCACTATTGTAGACTATCCTATCTATTTGGTTTGCAGACTCAACCGTAGATTCATTGTTGATGATAGTTATGTGACAAAAATCTGGGCTACTCGTTTTGAAAGACCTTAGGCATTGATTCAATATTTGATAATTGCCAAAAGTCGGGATACAAACATTAACCAAAGACATAGCTACGCGCCCTTTAAGTCGAATGATTCAACGCTGCTAGGCCATTGTTTGTCATACATTGATCTATTGTTTTTTACGTGCTCTTCGTAGTATTGCTCGTCAACAAAGTCAGTGTCCCACCTTTTATGCGACACCTTAACAGAAGTGTCTATGTGTCGGGGAACTCCGTGCATGTGGCATCTTAAACAAAAATGGAAGTCTTCGCCTGTGCCAGTAGAAAAAAACCACGGTTGTGGAACTTGCTTAAAAACATTCATATTGATTAATATGACACTAGCCCCGTATGCAATAGCCCCGCCAATGTCTTTGTTGGTAACCAGTTGATCTTTTGGGTAATCGTGCACAATCGTAGAACTATGAGTCACATTATTGTCTACGGATTCATTTTCGGTAATTTTCATTATAACAGGGTAGAATGGTGCTCTTGACGTAAAAGCTAATGCGCTTACAATAGGAACATTGTTCCTCCACAATCTTAGCAAAACATCATAGTCAAACCGCATGTCAGCATCCCACATAAATAAGTAGTCTGCTCCCCACTCTAATGCCTTTTCAACAATTTGCTCTCTAGCTTTTCCTACCAATGAAAAACCAGAATAGTCTAACAACGCTATATCAAGCTTGCCCATCCTATCGTAGTCTTCTATCGTAGGATCTGCTCCTTCGTGCAATGAAGGTAGTCCATCTGTTTTAGACGTTAGTAGCTCGTTAAAGCGATCTCTTCCTATGCAATCCCTAAGAATAGTTCTTTCTCTCAACTGGCCGAGATACATAAAAAAGTCTTGGTAGAATGCAAACGTCTTAGCGTCTGGCCCGTCGTACCAAGGCATCCCAATAGCTAGTTTCATTTAATAAGACCAAGTTTTATTTTTGCAAGTTCAAAGAAAGAGCCGTTTGTTGCTACCGTACACCTATGGCCAACGTGCTTTTCCATTACACTTATGGAAGAATCTTCCCAGTACAATGCTCCGCAATTGCATCGCAACAGCAGTCTGTCTTCCGACCTGTGTTTTCTAAACCAAGACAGAAGAGTGGATGGGGAGACTTTTTTCTCCCCATCCGTTACTTCTACAGACAACGCAAAAATATGTGATTTGCGTAGCCCGTATTATCGTCCAATCTAGCAGTAGCCACTGCTAGATCGTCCAATAGAACCGCTGGCGCAGTAGTGTCCTGAGTTACTCCACTGTCAAACATGCCAACACTGGCCACGGTTGGGCCGGGACCAATGCACGTTCCAACAGGAAGAGCAGCATGACTGCCTTCGCCGCAGATTTGTGCAGACGCTTTATAGCCATAAACCTGCACTCGGCCAACGCCATTGTGCGCGATATCCTCATCGGCTAAGCCCATAAAGCCAGTGAAAGACAAAGTGTTTGCCTTTACTCCAGATACGTGATTATTGCTACCAACGCTTGACAAATTATACTGCTTGGTGAAAGCAAAAGCCGGACTACTGTTCGATATAGTAGCCCCACCAATGTTTGTAACATTCACAAACACTTTCTCAGCGTCAGAGCGACTGATTGTTTGCAACTGCATGATTAGTTCCTCTCAAATAACTTTTGTTAAATCGCGCCTTGTACGTGAGCGATAAACGTATAATATCCAGTGGTGGCGGTATTTACCCTTACGGTACCTTGGGTATTTGTTCCACCTGTCGTCTTGTTCAACTGCACCCAAGGTGTAGTAACATCTTCAGACGGAGTTGAGACAGAAAAAGCAAGCACATGTCCCGTAGTAGGAACCAAGGCTATGTGGCTATCTGAATCTACCCCAGTAAAACCACCCGTTACAACACAATGATCTCCCACAGGGCAGATCTCATTGAGGGTTGGTGTAATTGCTGCCATTTTGGTATCTCCTTAAGCCTTATTGCCTAGTTTAGGTAATACCAGTAAGCTTACCCAGCTTACGACGATTGTTGACAGCAATATTGCCTTGGAACAAGATCTGAGCAACCAAAGCATCTTGATCGATAGGCTTCTGGAACCCTTCATCCGTCATGGCCATGTTGGCCTTGGCGTGGACGAACATCATAATGTGGGAACCGTTCAACATATACATGTTACCCGAACCACAAAAGTTATCCATCACTACAGTAGCACCCTTGAACAGGAGCTTCTCAACGCCAGCATCCGCACCACCCGATGGGTTGGGTTCGTAACGAACGCGAGGAGCAATCAATGCCTCAAAAGATTCGTGGACAGTTTGCGTGGTGACGATAAAGTCGGGCGAGGAGTTAACGCCAGACTTGCCTTCGCCACAATCATTCCAAACCGTACGCATCTTAGGAATCAAGTTGGTAGCCGCTGCGCCAACACTTGACTGAATCTGACTACGCCAAGAAGAGTTGTCACTCTGATTGATGTCGGCATAGGTCGTATCAGCAGTTGGGTCATCGGGGCAAGCTGCTTCCAGCCCCGTCAACTGCTTGTTGGCACTGCCCGAACCATCCGAAAACAAGCCCGTAGCGATACCGTCAACCAAGCTCAACTCAGCCTGTTTGCCCTTCTCTTTCATAATGTCAGCAATCTGAGTCGGACCCATGTTCTGACGAACAGTGAGACCGTCAATAGCGATGCTAACAGCCGCTTGCTTCCACTGATACCATGCAGTCGTGAAACCAAGGGAAGGAGTGATGTTCAACGTATCAAGCTGTGAATACCACTTGAACGTCCCGTTCGTACCCGTCATCACGGGGATGCGAATACGCTCACCACCCTGCAAGACTTTAATACGATTGCCCGAATTGAACCAATCCAAAGTAGGATTGGCTTGGTATACGTTGTCCTGTATTGCACCCGATGACAGGATTTCATCCAGCGTCATCGTCAGCAATGGACCGTATGTCCTAGTTAGTGTGCTATCTCCCGCAGCCATTGCGAATCCTTCTCAATAATTATTGACCCATAGCACGAAATGCTTTCAATACAGCACGTTCAGTAACCGTATCTAAGCTATCGCCTTGTCTATAGATCGACTGATTGTCTGGCGCACGATGAGTAGATTGATTAATGGTCCTTGCATTTGCAGCATGTGCAATTCGATTAGTGCCTCCACCCTCTTGTGCGCCCCGGTTGTACGCTTCTTCAATTAGCTGATCGTGCTTGTAAAGTTTGTACAACTGCGTCGGAGTGATTCCTTTGTCTTCGGAAAGCATCTCCTCATACAGTGAACGAACTCCATCGCGTATCTCTGGGTTCCACACAAACTGTTCGCCCTCCATCTGGCCGAACTCTTCCCCCCACGCTTCGACACCTTGATTAATAGTGTCTACCGTGTATTGATAAGCCTCCCGATCAGCCTCTTGCGTTGCAAGTTCTTGGCGAGACACATAGCCCATCTCATCCAACAATGCTTGAAACGCTTCTTGCTGTTGCACTGGAATACGATCAACCAACGCTCGTCTGCGCTCAACGTCTGGATCAACCTGTTCGGGCTGATTTTCAGTCAATGCATTCTCTAGATTGCCCAACCTTTGCTCAAGAGCACTGTTGGACTGTCCTTGCTGCGAGATGGTGCGTTGCATATCCTTAAACGCTTCTACGCCACCGGGCATCTGGCTAGCATTCGCTTCCAGAAATTGAAGCACTTGGTCCCTACCAGCAGGTTTCTCCCCCGAATTATTGGCATTGGAGTTTCCATTGGAAGCCGTTGCCATATTGGGGTTAGCGGTAGACGCGGGAGCTTCGCCGCGCCGAGCAGCTAGTGCCGAGTCGATTTCTGTCAGCTTTTGGGACGCTTCCATCTGCGCTAACGCATCGGAAGGGTTATCCAAGGACGAATCTACTGGCATAGTTGCTTCAGTCATTGTGTTCTCCTATTCAACAGAGGCAGCAAAAGATTCTTTTTGAGAATGCATCGCATCTTTCTTGCGATGAATATCATCTATCTTTTTGCCTCTCAGTTTGGATTGAGGTTTAATAGCGGTTGGGTTGTCTTCCTCGAAATCCCTTGCGCCACGCTTCCTATCCCCTGCCTCTATAACATTTAGAGCCTTCATTACTTCTTTCTTCTGTTTCCACCCCGTTATGTCGCAATCAAGACCTTCGTCATAATACTCCTCAAAGGGAATAAAATTCTTGATTGCTCCCATAGGAAACAGTCGTTCCATGTCAGTACCACACTTCTCACACGACTTGTCACGATCTTCAAATCGAGCAAATAATTCAACTACTTTGTTACACTTTTTACATTCGTAGTCGTAAAGACGATGTCCCGGCTTGCTGCTCATTACTATCGTGCCCTACGGTTACGAGCCGATGGAGCATTAATTATTTGATTATACTGTGATCGATATTGATTTAAAACTCTGTCTTGAAAACTACGAGGAACATTTTGCCCACCTAATGATCCGTAGGTGCCTCTACCTTCTCCGAATGAAGCAGTTCTATCAAGCGTTCTGGTAGGCCTATCGCCTGCCCGTGGATTGCGCTTGCTAAGATCTTGAGTGGCCCTGTCGGAAAACAAAGCGTCAAGTTCTTCTCTAGCTCTGCGCTCACCTTGTGCGGCTCTTTGCATCAAGCCTTCTATTTGTGATTTAAACTGCTGCTCACTTACCTTGGCTTGGGCATCAGGCCTCATTGCGCCAGCATCATCAATGGGTGCTCTCATCTGCGGACCTGTTGGACCTTTTTTCTCACCCGTTAGCCCTGCCTTGCCAGCCGCATCCGTTATGGCATTCTGTGCTCCCGCTGTGCTACCAAAGCTACCCTCAGTCAAGGGATTGCCCTTTTTCCGTGGCGCAGCAGTTGACGGCGATTGACCAAAGTCTTCGTATCCTCCAGCACCATCTTGCTGTAGGTTGCCAATCTTTCTTTGAGGATTAGTCGAAGGGCTCTTCATATCTCCCTGCGTCATTTGAGCGCGTGGACCCATTGGAGGTCCACTCGCCGTTACGACAGTTTCGGGCATTTGAATCGGGTTGTCCTGTGTATTAATAGGACCACCTTGGGGTCGACCTCCCATTCTACCGCCATACTTTCGATTGCGCTCTTGCTGTGCCATGTAAGAACGCTTTGCTGCTGCTGCTGCCCTACTAGAGGCAGTCTCTGGTCGGCCAGTGCCACTTACCGCTGCTCCCGCACCTGCTGCCGTCGGAGTCGCAGCAGGTGCTGCATCTAAAGGACTCGGTGCCATTGCAGAACGAGTGCCAGTCGGTGCCATTATTCCTTGCCGTGGCTGAATAGCAGCATTAGCCGCCTGACGTTGCTTACGACCCTCACGCTGCTCATAGCTTTCGCTCAAATCTTCTTGATTGGCCCAATCAGCAGCACGTTTGATCCCTCCACCAATAGCTTTTGCACCACCACCAAGAAACCCTTTGAGCCTATCTAAACGACCCCTAGGCTGTTCGGGCTGGATGCCAGTGTTAGCAGATGCTTGTTCTCTAAGCCTACGCTGGAAGTTCGCTCGCTCTGATCCAGCAACAGCCGCACGTCCAGCACCAGCTTGGGCACTTGTGTCGGACAGTGTAGGCAAACTGCCAAGGGCAGTAGCGGGGGCAGCAGTGGCAACGCCAAGTCCCGGCCCAGCCGTAGCCATATTCTTATAGTCTTGTAAGCCACGGACATTCTCGCCCTGACTTTCTCCAGCTATAAAGCCCTCAACAGCCGCTAACTGCGTTGGACTCATATCGCCAACTAGGTCAGCAATCTCTTCGCGCTTAGACTGGCCCTTCTTTTTCTTTCTGCCGTAGGATCGTCCTGTTCTTGGTGCCATGATACCCCTAATATTTCTTTTTAGACTTGGTGGCGTTTTTTACGGGCTTTTTCTTCTTTTTAGCAGCAGCTTTAGCATCAGCCTTCCCTTTGGCCGTATACGGGAAGTGCTTATTCCCTACGCGAGGCATAGCTATCGTCCTTCTTTGTTCGGACGGGGTGGCGCGGGTGCGCCTTGTCCCTGTGTCCGCTGGGCATTGCCCAAGATTGCACTGGGTGTCTGTGATGGTTGTGCTAGCATACTAGGATTTATTGCTTTCGCGGGTGTACGCGCCCCTCCTCGCTGGCCACCGGGAGCTTGGCCGGGAGCACTCGGTGCTCCGTTCTGCGGAGGTCCACCTTGAGGTGCGGCTGGATTAATGACCTCTGCCGCAGGTTTATCAAGGAACGGAAGTATGCGCTCTGGGTCGTGTATCTCATAACCACGGACCAAGAGAAGTTTGACCAACTCGCCTAAGTTCGGAGGCTCTCCGTAGATCTGCTGCAACTTATCAGACAGACCACCCATCAAGTTGATTAGATCCAAGTATTGCTTGCGCTCAAGAGCAACAGCCCTAGAGCCAGACGTAATATCGATCTCAAAGTCATACTCGCCCCTTGCCATGTCTTCTGTGATAGAGATGAACTCTCTGGCATTGGGGTCGATAAGAAACACACGGTCGGGCTTGAACTCTGTCGTTAGCTGCCAGAACTTAGTAGCCTTACGGATCTGAAACTGCTTGAAGGCTTGCGCTCTCTCATCCTCTCGCGCAGAGTTGCGCTTGTCCATAATGTTGGCTTCAGTAGCTGAGTCACTTTGCGGCAAGGCTACGGGCTGTGGGGTACCCGCACTTCTATCAAACATTGTTTGCACCATGTTGAGCAACGCACCCTTGTCGTTCTGGACATCGCCAAACTGCACGGGTTGTACTGCCCTGCCTTGTGACTCAACAAGACCCTCAACTTCAAAAGCTTCCATGTCATCTGCTTGGAGTATGTCGTTAATCTCCGTATCAGATACATAGCGAGGGTCATACAAAAATAGATTCTTTTGCTTGCGGATGACCGAAAGATAAGAATCTAAGATTTCGTTTACCAACGACTGCAAAGCATCGCCACCAGCGAGTAATAGGGGCGGCTTGTTGAACCAAGTAGTTACTGAGTTGTTGAAGTTCAGCATCTCTACTGGGAAGCCGTCTATATGTCGGAACGGCCATTCTTCGCTATATCTAAAAAACTTATTGTGCTGCGGTGACAGATTAATAAATAAGTTAGACCTTCGACCCTGCTGCACAACCATGTTGTTGGCGTAGATCTCGTAGCCTTCAACCATGCCAAAGTCATCAACTTCATAGATATTACTCGACTCTGGGGCATTGCCCATCCGCAACTCATCGTTAGGCTCTAAGCCCGATGTGTTCTCAAGAGAGTCATCTGCCATCATCTCATCGATGTGACGGACGTAACGGAAGGCTATCCAACGGGCATCGTGGATGCCGTCAGTAGCAAAGGGGTCGATAAGAAAGTCACCGGGACTCCAACGCCTACCGTAGGGGGCTTCCCACTTTATAGAAGAGTGATCCCCCGCATTGTCTTTGTCCAAAAGTCTTTGGTGGTCCTGTATGTGCGCCTCAAGGAACTCTAATGCTTGGGGCGTAGCATCCGGTTGCTGCATAGCTTGCATATGGATGCCAATATGCTCTTCGTGGTTCTGATCGTTGTCTACCGTAGTCAGTTCACCAGAAGAGAGGAACATACTCTCCGTGACGGGATCATCAATAACTTTGCCGGGGTTAATCAGTGGGTTAGTGACTGTCATGTTCTCAAAGTCAATCGTATAGCCTATCTTTGACACACCCCACGGGCATAAGAAAGCGTCCAGTAATGTGCGCTTGTCTTGTGCCAACTGCCCTGTCTCACGATACCAGTAGTCGCTAATCTTAGCAACAAACTTTTCCTGTCCAATACCCTCCTTATTAAAGGGGGTAATATTGAACTTAGGATCGTGTGCGGCTATGTTAGACACACTTTGGTCTATCCACCCGTATATAATGTTGGTCTTAATACGGGTAGCAGGGTCAGAAGACAAAGCCATGTCTTCCATATCTCGCTCTCGCTCTGTTGCTGCTTGCATGTTATACTGATCAAGCAGAATCTGCGAGGCTTCAAAGAAAGGTCGGTAGTAGTCGGTTGCATGTTGCAAGCGTCTACGCCACCACTCTAATCTTCCGTCATTATCTTTTGGATAGGATACTGGCATAATTTAAATATGGCACATGGTTTTGAGGTATGTCAAGTACAAATAATTCTTGGTAGTTACAGCAAACTACTGTAATGTTCCTCGTAGGGGATAGGTTCGTGGTTGCCTACGATGGGAGCTTCCCTTACCGTCCGCTTTCCCTGCTTACGCAATGTTGATCTGTGCATCAACTCCTCAAAGGTATATGACCTTGCTCCCCACGGACTTTCTTCATCTGGCAATGGCTTGCCGGGGGTTAGCTCTTCTAACATTATACCTAATAAAGAAAAACAGTCAACCTCGTCATCATGCCTACCCGCTGGGAATGCAGTAAGCGTCTGTATGACTTCATGTGCCCAATTTTTGCCTTTAGGGAACAGGACCATGCCCTGCTGCGCCCTACCCTGTATAGACCTAGCCCTTACCGTCTTATCTCTGCTCGGTGTATACTGCTTCCTAAAGCAATAAGCTCCACGCTCCTTCATGCGCTGCGAAAGGTAGGGACCGACAGAGTTCAGTATCTGACCTCGCTCTTCGCCCCACTGCGTCACCTTCCACTTTTTCATCAAATCGATGACAGCCTCTATCCAATCTTGAGGCTTAGCTCTCCTTTTCCATACATCTACTACATAGATACGGTCGTAAGGGTCTACTCCAAACACAATATGAACAGTGTAGTCAGCACCAGATCTCTCTGAAGTAGCGTAATCACTCGTCCCGTAAAATCTAAGAGTTGTATGGGAAGGTAAGTGTTCATACGTGTCAAACCAATCTACATGGAAAAAAGAACCCTCTGCGCGAGTAGGCTCCTGTTGATACAAGGCATGATACTCTCGTTCCCCTAAAACACTACGAATTTCTTTGAGTGATTTCTTATTATACCACTCTGGCCATAGTGCCTCGCCCTTTTTGCGGCCGATAGGGTCATCGTCCATAGCTTCAGCAGAAAGACGCAGCACCTCCCAGTCATCCAAATCATCACTGTCCTCCGTCTGCTGTATCAAACGACCACTAAGGTCATCGTCATGCCACCTCGTCTGGATAACAATAATCTTTGCATTGGGCTGTAGTCGAGTAAAAGCTGTAGACCGGAACCAGCCCCAGACGCGCTCCCTCTCTGCTAGAGAATCAGCATCTTCTCTGTTCTTAATAGGGTCATCTATAATGAGTAGATCGGCTCCTCGTCCCGTGGCCGATGTCCCAACACCCACAGCAAAATACTCACCACGGTGATCAGCAATGCGCCACTTATTAGCGGCAGTGGCATCTTGCGAGAGCCTCTTCCCCTCAAAAACCTTTTGATACTCTTCACTGTTCACTATCTCTCTTACATCGCGCCCAAAGTCAGTAGCTAGCTCTTGACCGTAGGAAGCGTGTATGATCGACGCATCTGGGTTGCGCCCTATGAACCATGCTGGGAATCGCCTACTAGCTAACTCACTTTTGCCATGTCGCGGTGGCATAAAGATCATTAAGCGATTAATAGTCCCTTTTTCTATTTCCTGCAATTTCTCGCAGATCAGCCTATGATGCTCTGCCGTAGCAAACTGGGGGAAGGTAAACTCCGTAAACCCAAGCAGCGTATCGTAAGCCTCTTGACGCTGTAAGAGTATCTCAGCCGCCTCTTGTGACTTATCCATCACAAAATTACTGCATCGCCATTCTCATCATACTCCACACCCTGCTCCTCGTCAAAATGCGGCTCAACCTTTTTGGACATATCTGGAAATATTTTTTTTATGTAGATAGGCGTTGTTTCACGTGGAACATCCTCAGAATTCTGAGGCTCTAGCTTCACATTGATCATTCGGGTGCCTCCACCTCAAGGGCAGTCTCGTCACCGCCGTAAATATCGTCCAAAACCTCCGACTCTACCGCCAGAGCCGCATCAGCCTTACGCCGCTGGGCTATCATCATCAATTCTTCCTTACTCAACTCCTTCAAAGGACGCTCTATCTTACTATGCGTCATAGCAACCTCCTTAGGAGCATGGAAACCCATTATCTTGCACCGCTGCTCCACACACCACGAAATTTTATCCAGCCACTTAGCATCACCCGCCCCAGCATCATCCCGCTGAGTGACTGTACGTGGATTAACCTGCTCGTCAAAGTGCGTTACCTTACGCCTCTCTGAACGGCTAGCCTCATAAGCCGCCCACGCTGCCCTCTCTATCTCATCTATCTTAGCCAACTGCTCTGATTTAGCAGAATGGAAATTATAAACAGAAGCGTCCTCCCACTGAGCACGCAACTTAGACAGATCACGCTCAACAGTAGACACACTGACCTTTAACTCTTTAGCCATGTCCACCTGACGCATACCACGCAGGTACATAGACGAAAGAGCCGTCATATCAAACATCCTTTGCATCTTATTACGAACAGGGGCTTGTGGCATAACTAACCACCCTTTCTAGTAGGTGCTCCCTACGCTGTAGCCGTAGGTACTCTTATATAAATGTAATATATATGTAAATGCAGAGACTGACAAGCAACTATAGGGGAGGTTCAACCCAAAATTAGTGAGTTTGGTGGTGTTGTCATATATAATAAAGAAAACAAATTCGGGGAAGCGACGTTTGCTATGCGGCGTAGGATCGGCATGACATAACCCATAATAACCCCTAAGGGGTTTCCCTGCTTGTCCCTTTAGGGACTTCCCCTATGGTCCCTTAGGGACTTCCCCATAGGGCCAACTAACCCAAATAAAGGGCCGATTGGGGCGATCTGGCGGCCTATATAACCCAATTAAGCCCCTAAGGGGGCTGTGGAGGGTTAGTTGAGTGGTATGTTAAGCAGGGTAAGGTAAGCGAACCCAGTACGCTCCCTTCGCCCTTCCCAGCTTAGCATAACCCCTTGGTCCTTTATTTCGGTTAGTTCTTGGTGTTTGGGTCTCCTTGCGCGTTAAGACTTTCTGGGAACCATAGCTCTCCTTGCGCGTTGAGCCACCCATAGTTCATTATAGCGCAAAAAAGCGAGAGGGGTAACCATAGGGCTCCTTGCGCGTTAGAGGGTTCTTGGTGGCAAGCGGGAATCAGGTAGGAAATCCCTCCGGCAGCACGATTGGCAAAAGTCGTTTGGTCGGTTTCACGCGCGAGGACCAAACGACTTTCTTCGCTGTCGGTGAAAAAAACGCTTGACAGAATTCTTGGCGGTTCGTAGATTGACTGGACCATTCGGCATTCGGTCGTTTGGTATCACAACATCGTCCCAACATGGGATGCAACGAAAGGTTTGTTGTTATGAGTTATTTGAAAGCCCCATCCTCCGCGATCGAAGAGACCAGTGTGACCACTTCGGAAGATCGTTTCTCCGGCCCAATTCCCATGAGTGCCGAAGTTCAAGCCGAACCGTGCACGAAGATCAACAGGCGGGGAAAGACCCCGACCATCGCTCTGATACAACGAGGGGTGGACAAAGCGAAGCTGAACAAGACCGCCCTTACAAGTCTTGAGAAGAGCGTCTCGAAAGCGAACCGAGGTCAAGTTTATTGGCCGACCCGACGAATCAAGGTCGGTCTTGCCGAAGGCAATTTGAGCCTCGTCAAGCAGGGATTGGATCTTCTGATCAAGTTGGCCGTCACCGAAGCACCGAAGGTGACACCGAAGAAAACGACCAAGGCACCGAAGGTGACGAAGGCTGCTAAAGCAGCGGCAACGAAGGCTCCGAAGGAGACCACGAAAAAAGCTCCGAAGGAGACGCCGAAGAAAACCACGAAACAAGCTCCGAAGGAGTCTGGCCTCAACGCGAAGAAAGTCGAGTTGATCGAACGCTTGCTGAAGCAAAACGAAACGATCATCGGCTTACTCAAGTAAGCCAATTGGACCTAAGTAATAGGCTTCGGCTTATTACTTAGGCCGGGTCGGATGGATCTTAGCCATCCCTGATGTGCCTTATGGCGAAACCCACTAACAGGTTTTAATCAGAAAAGCAGCATGTTAGGTTTAGCTCTTAGTGGCTCTTGTGTAAGCTATGGGACTGCCGAATCCAGCGAAGCAACATACAATTGCTCGTATAGCTTGGTGCTATCGCCCTTGACGCCCAGTTAAGCCTTCTTAAATCAGCCTTAGATAGTGATAGGATGCCAACCTATCCCTTCAAAACGACTAAGGTGTGCGTTAGAACAGGGTGCGGAGTAAGCCCTGCCTAATGCCAGACCCATGCCTAAAGCTTAAGCTCTTAAGCTATCTGTAGGATTTCGCCCTAAAATACTTGACGGCGTACCACCTGTTAAGCAGAACTACGTCTTA